CGCAAGCCCTCGAATTTTTTGAGCAGCTTCAACCCGGCTTCGTTTACCTGCACGACACGCCCCTCGAAAAAGTTGACTCAGCAGTAGTTAGCAACCCTTTCTAGGTCTAGGCAGTTAGTCTCTTGCTACTGCCGAGTCTGTCAATATCCTAGCACGGCGCGTAAAGCCTCTTCTACGCTTCTCACTACGTAAACAGCGCCGGACTCTACAAGCGCCGATTGTTTTGCCGTAAGCTTCCCATCCGGCGATTTCACTTCCAGCGCTGTCCACTTGCCGGCGTGCCAAACAAACAGGTCAGGCGTTCCCGGCGTATTCGCCGTGTGCCGCCGATTACTGGTGACGCACACCAAGCAACCAGCCTTGCGCAATGCGTCAACGATTCGACGTTGTGTTTCTCGTTCGGTCATATCTAAATCGGCGGATCATCTGGTGGGTCTTCTGGCGGTGGCGGGTCTTCTGGCGGTGGCGGCGGCAACGGTGGCGCGCCAATCGTTGTCGAGGCAATTGAAAACTTATCCTCAACCGCCTCGACAATTACCACGCCATCAACCGGCGAACCAAGCCGAATTGACGTGACGCGAAAAATTGCGTCCACGTCGTACCCAGCCCAAACGAATCGAAACACGCTACCCGGACGTAAATTAGCTGCCTTCCGTGTTGCCGTCACTCGTAACCGGCGTAACGGATACGAATACCCCAGCGCTTCGCGTTCGGCAATGCGTTGCGCTACGCCGGGATCACGCACCATCGGAAAGTCCAACTCGACAGCCGAAGAGTACCCCTGAATTGCACGTACTGCAGGATTACGGAAAGTCGCTACAGACTCTTTGTATTGCTTGGTGCGGTCGGCAAATTTGATGCGCACCACGTCACGCAAATTGCCGCTTACGTCCGTGCCGAATTCCTGAACTTCAATAATGTTTGTTTCGTCCAGAATTAGCAGTTGATTTGGGTTGTAGTCGTCCCGAATCAGCTTCACCGTCCACTTGCCATTCGTCGGCTCGCGGTATAACACGCCGTCAACGTGGCGCAAAATCATATCGGCAAAGCGTGGGAACTGTATTGACTCCTGCAGGATGTATGACGCGCCCAACCCTTCAGCCGCCACCTGGTTGGCAGCCGATTGGAATGAAGCGTCATCAATTCCCTCAAAGGCGTCTGCTGGGTCAACGCCGCACCCCCATACGTTATTTGTCAATGCCTCGTAGAGCATCCAGATAGGATTAGCGTCACCGCCGATTGCGCCCCCTGACGGCACGTCTGGAAAACGCTCTAATTCGAATTCTACCTTCGGCAAGTTCGGTGAATTGCCGATAAACCCCTTCCAGTTGCTTCCTGCTGACCACGTTGCTGGGCCACGTGATACCAAATAAGCAACGCGCCGATGATCGGGGTAACCTGATACTCGTGACGCTAGATAAGGGTCTGCCCCAACCGTCCCGTTGCCTTGATAGTACTTCAAATCCCAGATAATACCGCCGCCAGCTTGACCAAACAGATTCGGCAGGTTAAGAAAAAGTTCCTGCCCGTGCGTTAGAGCGCCCGTCCAGATAACTTTTTCATTGACGATGATGGACTTCAGTGCCGGCGCTCCATGTGCTAATGCCCACGCAATTCCGGTGAAGTAGCGCCAGATATTGTTTCGCTTTACTTCGCGCTGATCGCCCCACCAGATGATGTTCGGCGCGCGCTGAAGGTCTGTACCCCATACGACCGGAATTGATCGTCCTTCTGTCGCCGTTGGAATATCCCAGTCCTTGTCTGGGCGGTTACTGGTTTTCGGACGTAGTAATGCCGAAATCACGTTCAAGGCAAATGACGCGATGGCGATAACAATGGCAATCAGCGGGAAAGGCATCAGATTATTCCCCCTCGTTGTGGATCACGCGGTGGAATGCGGAACCCGCCCCACGCTAGCCCGCCATTTGTTTCGCTGCCGAACCGCCCCTGACAGGTTGTAAGCGCGCCATCACACCCAGCGACAGCCGTCACGGTATCACCTACGGCGATGCCTAAATCGGAGCGAGTACGAACTGTTCCCGAACTCGGCAAATATTCGTCAATCGTATCGCTACGCCCATCGGCGGTTATCAAGTGTCCGTTGACAAAATAGTCTGCTGGCCCCCCTGCCCATATTGGCGCCGTCACTTGACGCCCAGACACTGCTGTCACTATGCCCGTAAAAGTGTGGTTTGCGAGATTGACCGGACACCATGGGTGTCCCAGCGTCCACTGGCACGAACCGCCAAACTGCTGTGGTGCAAGCAGCCCGTCAACGCGATTTATCCCCGCGTCACACAACAGACGCGCCTCAACGCCCTGAAAGGATACGCCTATCACTGAGCCGACCCAAAAAGTCTGGATGGCACTCCAATCGCTCATGTGAAACTGGCGAATTCTAACTCGTAGCCGTGGTCTGGCTTGACGCGCGATTGTCACTACCGGCAAGTCTTGGCGGCACAGAATCGTCAGCCGCTGGTCTGTCTGGTTAGGCTTGAGTTCCAACGGCTCAACCGAAATCACTTCCGGTGTGTACGGGTGACCAGCAACCGTCACGGTCGCCCAAGTGGACGTGTAACGGTAATAGGTCGTGTGCGCGAGAAACTCAAACGCCAGCGCCGGACGCCCAGTAGCTTGCCCAGTGTCGAGATTATCCCAGCTCATTAAGACCCCACAGGTGGATCGTCACCACCGCCACCGTCAGTGTCGTCTACAATTGTCAGCACGTGACGCAGCCGTGCCGCAACCTGCACCAGCGTAGTCGTTTCCCAGCGAAAGCGGAAGGTGTCAGTATCAAACCGCACCGGAAGCAGCCACGTAATCCGGTCTATCTCTCCGATTGCCACTGCCACCCCAAGCGGCGAGTCAAGCGTCACGCTGATAGCCGTTTGTGCGGTGACGTTGCGTCGGAAAAGTGTACCGTCTTTTAGCCGGATTGTCAGAGCGGAACGACACGGCGGCACAGCACCGGTAGCTGCGTTATCAACGAAAATCACCGTGTCCCACGGGCTGATTGGCGCGGTCAAACGCAGGTCACGCGCCCAGGTATCCCACCAAAACCAGCCCCA